GCCCTAGCACTCGAACTCACACTGAGAGGAAGAATGGATAGTGTACGAGACTTCTGGAGACCCATGAGCACAGATGGTCAGGAGCCCGTGGCACAAGCAGCTCTCAACAAGAACTCGGGCCCGGCGCTTTCCCCAGCACAGACTGATTCGAGTGACCGCGCGCGTATGCGTGAGAACATTCGTCGCGGAAGACTCGCGGATAGTAGATTACCCTCCAATCCTATCCTCACATCCTACCGCACGCAAGCATCGCTGGAAGAGTCGCCGGGCCTACGTTATCGTCGCACAGCACTAGCTAAATCAGAGCAACAGCTAGCGATAGCACCAAGTCCAGAAGCCATTGAAGGTGTGAAAGTGCAAGCAGGAGGTCTCAGGCGTCAACTCACGGAAGCTGATCGCAGGAAGCAGAGGGAGAGGGAATCGTGAGCATCGTGAACGGCTCAGACGACATGATTCGAGCAGGTACGAAGCAAAAGGGTTCCAAGAGCTTCTGGGAATCTCACAGGATAAGAGACTCCCATTCGCAACCTGGCAATCCTTCTAGCGCCGGGCAGAAGTCTACCAAGCACATAGGATTCGATGCGGCTGCGAAACAAGCAGCTAAGTCGTATGGTGGTGACATAGAGCGTGGACGAGCAGCAATAGCAGCGAGTACGAGACGCGCGAGCGCAAGCGCAAAGAAGAAGAATCCAGCGCTCAAGAAGGTGAAAGGATGAACTCAAGTGCCTTCTGGAAAAGCCATTCAATCCGGCGCAAAGCCTCGCAACCGGGTAACCCGCATAGCGCCGGGCAAAAGAGGCTACCAAGCAAAAGCACTAGCCTCTCACCTGAAAAAGCTAAGAAAATTTTACAAGACGGAATGATAAGAGGGCACAAGATTACGAAGAAGCAGAAGGGATTCTTTGAAGCAGTAGCAGGGGAGAAAGAATAGTAGAGGGTCGTGCTTGGTCTCCGGCGTTGGGATTAATTCCGATTGGAGATCGTCATGAGCCAAGTACGAGCGAAGTTCTTTGTAGCTACTCTTGAGCCTTGGTTTGCTCAAGGTAAACGTGGTGGCGGTTCAGTTAAGCTGCGTGCCGTCTATTCTAACGACCCAAACCACGAGAACAAGGCGTTTTGGGATGCCACACCGAACGGAGAAATCACAATGGGCATCAACAATCCAGACGCCTTCGAGTTCTTTTTCAAGAACGCGCTGGGACAAGAATTCTACGTTGATTTCACACCAGTCCCAAAGGAGTAAGGTGAACTTGCACGGCCCTCTGTTTTTGTGATAGTCGTCTTCGACACCGACACCATGCGTGGTATCGCGTGGTTCAATCGCCGCTTCATCTGGGGAGGCTTGTTGTGGCTGCTCCGGCTGTTGTTTCACGACCGCCACGCTTAACGAAGAAGTGGGAACCCCAGCGGTGGGAGCCCATTTACGAGCAGTTCGTGGCGCTCTCTTGCATCGGATACTCGAACAAGTACATCGCAGACTTGTTCAAGTATACGCCTGTACACATATCGAATGTCTTGAACAGCAAGCAGGGTAAAAAACTCAAAGCACTCATTCTTGAGAGACTGCGTTCAACCGTTACCTCGACGATTGATAAGCGCTTAGAGGACATAGCAGATAAGACAGTTGAGCGCTTAACCAACCTGGTGAATGACGATGAGTTGTTCGACAAGTCGCCATTCGCAGTAGTTGACAGAGGAATCGCGGTGCTCAAAGGCTTGTCGCACTTGAAACCTGATGATACTCGTTCGCCATTGAACATAAATAAAGCGTTGATTCTTAGTGACGCCGCCGCGTCCACGTTAGCGCGTGCGATGGAGAAGTCTGATCGTGCAAAGGAGATTCGTGCCAGAGACACAGAGCACGCAGAGCCTGCTGAGCTCATTGACGAGGGTTGACCCGCCCTCCGACACGGAGATGGCGTGGCTACTTTCTCAAGACCGCATAGACAACGCTCGTCGTAAAGCTGATAACGAGATGAATCGTCGTCAGCTTACGACAGAGGAATTCTACGCCTTACGCAGACGTTGCAAGACTGACAAAATGTTTCTTGCGACCATACTTGGTTACGGAAAGTTAACGGAGCGTTTGCATGGTGACTTTTGTGGGTGGCTTGAGGAAACAGAGGGAATCCAGTTTCGTCTCATTCTACTCCCTCGGGGTCATTACAAGACCACCCTTGCAACTATCGTGGATAGTGTGCAGGCTGCTCTGCCCGCCGACAATACAGACGTCAGCGAACCGCGCAACCTTGGAACAAACGTTCGCATCATGCTCGGGCACGAGACCCACGACGGGGCATCACGCTTCCTTTACTCGATAACGCAGCACTTCACTTCGTGCTTGCTGCTCATGGGGCTCTATCCTGAATGTGTCCCAAACCTCCGTGAGCAGCGCATGAATAAGTTCGAACTCGAACTCCCTCGTACAGAGCGATGGAGCGAACCCACATTCGACACTTTCGGTGTCGGAGGAAAGTCGCAGGGACGTCACTTTGACATTATCAAGTTAGACGACCTCTTTGGAGATAAAGCAAGAGACTCTCTTGCTGAACGTAGTACGACTTACGATTGGTTCGATAACATCCAGTCGTTCTTCATAGACCTCGTTCACTGTCACATGGACTTGATTGGGACGCGATGGGCAGTTGATGACCTCTACGCACACGCGAAGAAGATGTACGAGGAGCAACTTATTGAGTACTGTCGTTCAGTAGAGGAAGTCAACGTTGAGACGAAGGTCAAGGAGCCCATCTTTCCAGAAAACTTTCCTAGGGAAAAGCTCAAAATCCTTAGGAAAAACGTCAAAGTGTGGTCCGCTCAGTACCTAAATGACCCCAAAGAGGGGATGGCAGAGTTCCTCAACGACTGGAAACGCTTCTACGAGTGGTCGGGGACGAACCGAATCACCGTTTTCACAGGAGAAAAGAGTGATACGCTTGACATTTTCAAGCATCTCGACCGAGTAGTCCTTGTCGATCCCGCAATGGTTGGGTATGGAGGCGTTGTAACGACTGGGACTGACCAAAAAACACGAGTTTTCGTCTTAGAAGCACAGAAATTCCCTTGGAAACCACCAGAACTCGTTGAGTACCTCTTTCGCCTTGTATCGAGATGGCAACCGAGGGTGGTTGCGATAGAAGAAGTGCTCTTCTCGGGGCTTTTCAAGCACTGGCTAGAGCGTGAGATGCAGATAAGAGGCATACGATTCTCGATTATCCCCGTGAAAACACGTCAACGCGAGAAAGAGGTTCGCGTAAAGGGCCTGTCGAACTATTTCGCGTCCGGGCAGATTTTCTTCAACGACGCTCAAGACGACCTTATCGAGGAATATGATACGTTCGGTGCGACAGAGGACTATCATCTACTCGACGCACTGGCCTACGGACCAGAAGTATGGCGTCCAGCCAGACAGCACGAAACGTGGGACGCACGCAAAGATGCAGACGAGGACGCTTTTAAAGATAGGGACGTTGAAACAGGATACTCACAAATCTAGGGGGTAACGTGCTTAACCTGAAATTCAATCCTTTCCGCTCGATGACGTTACAGGGGACAGCGGTGGCACTTGGAACGTACTTGTTTTCGCACCTTGACCCGTCTGCGCTCTCACCAACGTTGCAAACGATTCTCCAAGCAGCGGGTGCGTTGTGGGGAGTGCTTGGGTTGAGGAACGCCGTAGCCAAAGTCTCACAGTAGCAGTAAGAACTCACGTTTACGCGCTAAAGGAGATTTCGCTGCCCGATTATCCGAGGCTGCTGAATCTAGATGACGATACTCGAGACAAGCTCATCTCATACTTGAACGAGGAGCTTGTTAGGCATTATGCCGAGCGGCAGCAATGGCTCCAAGATGTAATAAACTGGGAACGTGACTATTGGGCTAAGCCCTCACAAGAGCGTAGAACATTTCCATTTACAGGCGCATCGAACATTATCATCCCACTCGACGCAATCGCAGTCGAGACGATTCACGCGCGCGACATGACAACCCTATTCGCGCTCGACCAATTCGTTGCGGGTAAAGCAAAGAATCCAGCGTGGTCTAATCACGCTCACCCAGTCGAGCGTGCGATGGATCACATTATTCTCAAGGACATCAAGGCGTATTGGCCTTTCAACTCCATCAACTTAGAGAGAGTGAAATTCGGTACCGCTGTCGGCAAGAGTGGCTACGAGAAGATTAAAAAGACTGCTGTGCGAAGTGTCGGAGACATTGAGGAAGAATTCGATGTAGTGGTAAAAGATGGCCCGACGATAGAAGCAGTCCCCGTGTCAAGATTCCTAATGCCATTTACTTCGCAAGACCCACAGACCGCTCCGTGGGTAGGTGAGGAGCACTCGTGGACTCCTTACGAAGTGAAACTGCTTACGGAAAGCGGGATGTTCTATCCTGACACGGTAGAGAAGCTTGAGGGTTGGGTAGCTCAAAGTTCCGTCGGGCCAGAAAGTGAACGCAAAGCTGATAAGAAGCAGGAAGAAATTTAGAAGCTTGTGGTACTCGGCGCTGATTATCTTGACGGTGCTGCGCTAGAGGGCGGGGTTAACGTTGCCGGAA